AAAATCACTAACACCCTCTCGATAGATAGAAGGAATTGTGTATTGAATAACAGCTTTTCTAGAATCTCTGTCTCTGTGCAACTCTTGTAAAACCCAGTCAAACATGCTGTAGTAGACTGTTTCTAGAGATCCCTTAGGTATATCTTTAAAGGGAAATTTGTAAAAAACTTGATACCCATAGTTAGAATTAACTAATCTATTTTCTTTATCATTTTCTGGAAACTTATTCTTTAACTTGTCCCACATAGAACCATATCGTGAGATAAACGATGTAGTTCTAGTTCCAGACATATACCAAACAAACTCAGCTCTTAAATACTTTCCCTCACTAGTTTCAGGATTCACAACATCCCTAACAGTAGGAACAGAAAGAAGTGTTTTGTTGTTGTTTATCTCAAGATGTACATCAATAAGCTCATGAACTTTCATACCTCTTGGTGCTGAAACTTGACCCTTTTTTTCTAAATCAAAAATGAGATCAAAGTAACTACTGTAACAGTTATTCACTCACTTCATCTCCTTTAAAAAAATAACTTCTACAGATTGTTGACTATCTGTTTTAAAGTGAATAGACAACTTAAAAAAGCTAAGTCTTTGTCAGCAATAAGACGAGCTTTATAAGCATATTCTGCAATAACTATTATTAAATCCATACTATCATATTTAGATATAACGTAGTCTTTTAAAGCACTGTATATATCGTCGTCAAACACTGTTTTTCTTGTTATTTCAGATATCTTTTTTATGTTGTCTGTTTCAAACACACTTTCAAAATAACTACTGTATCTGTTACTAAGATCTATAGATTCTTTTTTTAACTTACCGTGTATGTTAAAATTCTTTTGTGATTCATTGATCATTTTACGAATGTCAACACCGTATCTTTTAATGATTAAAGCAAGATACTCTGTACTGTACTCAACACCTTCTGTTTCAAAAATATCAGCTAAGCGTTTAGCTATGTCAACTGTTTTTGGAACTAGTTCAAAGTCAACACAGCGACTTTTAATAGCTTCAGCAATTTTATTCACGTAGTTACACGTTAGAATAAATCTACAGTATTTGCTAGAAGTTTCCATTAGTTCTCTTAGTGAGTCTTGAGCTGTATAGTTTAACCCATCTGCTTCATTTAAAACGACTATTTTTAGACTATCACCCCAAGCAGAAGATGTTGCAAAGTTTTGGACTTTTTCTCTTATAGTGTCAATACCTCTTTCTTCTGAAGCATTGATTATAAGGTGTACATTTTTTATGTTTTTTAGTATAATGTTGGTAATAGAATTTTTTCCTGTTCCAGGTTTGCCATGTAAAAGAATGTTTGGAACATCAGACTCTTGTATACACTTTTTAAGAAAGCTCTTTAACTCAGGTACAGCAATTAAATCTTCAACTAAACTTGGTCTGTATTTTTCAACCCACAGACTGTTGTATTTTTCAACTAGTGCTGTTATATCTTTCACAAATACTACTCCCTTCAGTTATATGTTATATTATACCATAGAAACGTGGATTTGTAAATACTTAATTTAACTGTTTACAGAATGTATATACTATGATATAATATACAAGAGGTGACAACATGGGTAGGCCTAAAGGTTCAAAAACAAAGAATAAAAATAAAGAAAATTACTTCAATGAAAAAGAAATGACTGAACTCTTAAAGGTTTACAAGCAAACGAGAGATGAAAAAGTTTTTGAAAAGCTAAACAGTGGTATTAAAAATATCGTTAATGGTATGATTAACAAACAGTTTAGTTACAACAGCTTTATAAAAAATAACAAAAAAGATGCAGAAGCAGAGTGTATTTTAGAAGTTTATAAGTCTCTTAAGAGATTTGACGTTGAAAAAGGTCGATTGTTTGCTTATATCAACAGAATTGCTAAAAATACTCTCTTAAAATACCAAAACAGTGTTAGAAAAATTAATCATTTTGAAACAATATACGCTGACGTTGTTCACTCTGAAAACACAGAATTGTCTGATGATGTGTTTAACAGAATTATTTCGAATCAAACAGGAATTCCAAACACAAAAATTAAAAAAGTTATGAGTGTTGATAAAAGTCTGTCTGTTATATATAAATATTTTATTCATGTTAAGAATGTGACAGAGTATTTCTTAACTAACTCTAGCAATTTAAAAAATTTGGTATATACTATTAAATATGATTATAATATTGATTTTAACTTTCATTTCGAAAAAACAATTTCATTTGTAAGTGATGAAACTCGCTATCAGTTAATAATTGAAAATATAGATAACATTTTAACTGACCTCATTTCTTGGTTAGAAAAGGAATATCATGAAGAAATAAGTTTAGAACCTGAGTACAACAACTTTATTATATCACCTAGAGCTATTGGTTACATAAAAAAACATGTTAGAAAAAATATGAAAAAACAAAAAATATTTAAGAACCTTAGTGTTGATGATTTAGTAGAGTTTATAAACTACATTAGCTATCAAAAGGAGTATGTTTTTGAATGACAAAAAATATTTCTTTTTTAAAAAATAAAAATCAAATGAAACTTATGATGATTAAAAATGTTGCAGAAATGTACAACCGAACACTTTACACATATACACGTGATTTTAAGGGAAAACTTCCAGTTCCTAAAACAGATGTTTCAAAGATACCTAAAAAATTTATGTCAATCAATGAGTATGTAGAGTCAAAGACTCAGTGGAAACAGATTATTAACTTTATTGAAAACTCAGAAGATCTAGATCTAAATGATTATTTTAACATAATAGTTAAAAATTGGAATACAATAGCACTTTCTTTTAACATGAAACAAAAAACACCGTTGACTAGTATTGTTTTTTCTCCAAAAATGATTAACTACTATAGAAGTTTAAAAAGAAAAGAAGAACAGAGTGCTGCTGTTAACAAACATCTTTCTCTTAAGTTTGACGATGACTTTTACTTACTTCAACCATCTTTTCAAAGTAATATAAACAGTTTGTTTAGATTGAAAAAGTTAAACTCTGATATGCTTTTTCATGAGATACTTGATGTGTTTCCAGGTGAATTCGAGCAAGAATTTGTTGAAATAATCAAACAGATGGATGAGTCAAGTATAACTCAAGAAAATATTATAAATAAACTTAAGTCAAGGGTGATTAAATGACAACAACACAGATTAATATTTCTGAAAATGGGTGGAATCCAGACACGTTTTCTTTTTCTCATGATTTTCAAAAACAAATAATAGCAGCTATGATTCAAGAACCAAAAATATTTGAAACTGTAGGAGTGTTAACAGACTACAAGTATTTTGAACTTAGAGATCTTAGTGAAATTTTTAAAAATCTACAAGAATTTTTTAATAAATACAAAGGGTTACCTTCAAAAGAAGCTTTGTTTGAACAACTTATACAGTACTACAAATCAGAAACATTAAATGAAATTCTAGAAGAATTGTATACTTATCCAAAAATATCTTCTTCTACACTGTCTTATATAGAAGAAAACGTTAGAAATTTCATTCAGTGTCAAGCAATTAAAAAAGCTATAATTGACTCACTAGATGACTTAGGAGATATTAACAAACACTACAATGTTAAAAATAGAATAGAAGATGCTTTAACAGTTGGTTCAAGTTTAGATGATTTTGGTTTAGACGTTTACAATGATGATGAAATACTAAGTCGTTGGAAAAAAAGAAAAGAAGATAGAGAAATACCTAGAATATCAACTGGTTGGAATAAGTTTGATCAGATATTTGGTGGTTACGGTGCCGGTGAGTTGTTTACTTTTACTGGTCCTGCACACAGTGGAAAGTCTATGTATTTAGTAAATGCTGGAGCTAACATTCTTCTTCAAAAAAAGAATGTACTTCATATAACACTTGAAATGTCTGAAGATGTTACTTCACAGAGATATGACATGAGACTGTTGAATTTAACTAAAGAAGAGTTAAAAACACACAAAGCTACAGAGAAATTAAAAGAATTACTTGAAAAAAGAATAGGTCAGTTGGTGATAAAAAGATGGCCTTCTCTTTCTATTACAGCTACAGATATTGTTAGTTTCATGAAACGATTAGAAAACGTTAAACAGTTTAAACCAAACATTTTAATAGTCGACTATGCAGAATTAATGAGGTCTACTCACAAGTATACTGACAAAAGATTTGAATTAGATACAGTATATCAGCAACTTAGAAACATTGGAATAGAATTCAACATCCCTGTTATAACAGCTACACAGCTCAACAGAGGAGCGTTAGAAAAGCTTGAAGCAGGTAAAATTTTAACTGAAGAGTCTATAGCTGAGTCTTATGGTATCGCTAGAATAATTGACTGTGGTGTTACAATTAATGCAACACCAGCAGAAAATGCTAAAAACAACAGTGTTATATATGTTTATAAAAACAGAGATGGTGAGAGTGGAGAGCAGTTTAGAATGTATGTTGATTTTAGTAGAGCGTTGGTTAGAGAGTGGACAGCTTCACCAGATATTAGAGAAATTCCGAAAAATAGAAGAATAAATTAATAGAGGAGAGTTAAATTTGATAGACAGATTAACATATGTTGGAATAGGTAGTAGAAATTTATCTAAAGACCAGTATAATTTTTGCAGAGAAATAGCTAAAGAAATGGCGATTTGTGGCTGGATATTAAGATCTGGTGGCTCACCAGGAGCTGATTCAGCTTTTGAAGAAGGGTGTGATAAGGTTAGTAGAGTGTTACCCTCAGAAGGATTGAAGAATCTACTATGAAGACACGCGCGCCACAAAACAGAACGCTGACATGCACAGAGGATGAAATAACTTTCTTCTCTTGCGATCTACTGCAATTGTCAAGTCCTGTTTCTGTGGAGGACGTAAAAGACCGCGTCATCAACCAGGATTTTGTCGATGCCGTTCCGTTGCTACCACGATCTTTTGTGGATTTACTAATCCTTGATCCGCCTTACAACCTGACGAAGAACTTCAACGGAAACGTGTTTCGCGCCAAAGAAGCCGAGAAGTATGCCTCATGGTTTGAAGATATGTT